TCCCGTAAGGTTGCGCGTCGTGGTACTTGCTGAAGAATGACTCCTCTGAACAGGTAACAATCACACCCTCTCCGAAGTCTTCCATAAACTCATCGATAACAGCTATCTCAGCATCCCCGCCATCATCATTGAGGCTAAAAGATGTTGCATCCCCATTTATCATGTAGCTGGCCCAATGTGATGGGAGATCGTAGGTTTCCGTCATCGCTTTAAATTTAGGATAAAAAGAAACCCCAAAGCGTAAACCTTGGGGCGATTGATTAGACGAAGGAAGGAAGCTCAACGGGTAGAGCGTGAGCTCTATAACAACGGTGTGGATTGATTCGCCGCCATAGGACGGCGAGTCTTTCCGCATCTGCTTTAACCCTGGGACGGCCGGACCCCTTAAAAGCGGCCCAACCTAGTTTGCATCCGTAGTAGCAAAGAACTGTATGGTTCATTGTGCTACCTCTTGAGGCAGAGCCTTGGTCAACTCAGCGGATAGTTTCCGTAGAAACTTGGCCGCTTCTTCGTCTTCCTTGCGATACCCGAGCGTGTTTACGTAATCGATGATTCCGCCTTGCAATGCTGCAATGCTCAGACCCTCGAGGGATACTTTGTTTGCCGTTTCAGTATCGCGGATGTTAATTTCCGCGGCGTCGTGGTAGCTGCTCGTATAGAGCTTCACTGAACACGACTGCTGAACCTTGAACGTATGCGCTGTTGAATGTTGCATGATGAGTCAGATCAGGTCAGTTTTTGTCTGTTCACGCGTCGTAACGCTTTACCAGCTATGCAGTTGTCAAGGTGCTACAATGGATGACTGATCACTGCGGCTGTTCACCCTGGTTCGCGCTAAGGCAGCAAGCTGCAAAGCGTTCTCCCGGCTACTGACGGCAGATTCTCAGTTGTTGGAGGTGAGCGGTGCTGCTCCTCCCTCCTTATCTGTACTGTAGTCCATTATGCTTCGCTAGCTGGCCTCTCTGTTACATAATGTAGTACTTTATGCTACGGGGAGGGGTAGCAAATGTTACATACCTTAGGGCACCCCCGGGGAACTTAAATAAATATCCCCAAACCTATCTATTGTGCTACCCGGGGGGTAGGGGTCAGAAAACACACCTGTTATGTGCTACACCCCCAAAGAAAAAGCAACCCTAGATTCAGCCCTACATGTTGCTATTGTGTCTGCAAAGGTTGTTTCCTAGTTATGGACGAAAACGCCACCGAAGAAAAGGAAGTAAAAAGAATCGGTGGTCCGAGAAACCCAAAGGACATCCAAGAAGCACGCATTCTTCGCCTATACCGCCGCCAATTAGAGGGTTTACCCGCTCTCCAACTTGTACTCGACCACGCAAACAAAGAACAGGTGGGACGTGCCACTGCATTCCGCGATTGGAAAGCAGTCCAAGTCCTAAATCGCGAAGATTTTGAGCGTGAACGCGAAGATATGGCCTCCAGAATATTTTCTATGCGCTCCCGCCTCTACAACTCAGCCGTAAAACGGGGCCAGATGCAAACCGCCGCCAACGTCCTAGATTCCCTGGCACGTATGGTCGGTTGCGATCAAGTGGAAGAAAGTAGCACATTACCTGAAATCCACGTTAAGATCGAAAAACCCGAGTAAGCAACACTTTTGGCGAAAACACTTGATATAAGCCTTCGTCCCGCCCAAGGCACTGTATTTAGCGCCAAAGAAAGATTCCGCATACTAGTTGCAGGCCGCCGTTTCGGAAAGTCCTACCTCTCCTGCATCGAACTATTCACCAAAGCCCTGGAACGTCCCGGCGAAACCTATTTTTATTGCGCCCCAACATATCGAATGGCAAAAGATATTGCCTGGAAAACACTAAAAAAGACAATCCCAAAGGAATACATCCGTTCCAAGAACGAAACTGACTTACGCCTAGATCTTGTAAATGATTCCACCATCGAACTAAAAGGCACAGAGAACGCAATGGCGCTTCGTGGCCGTTCTTTAGCGGGAGTAGTCCTAGACGAAGCCGCCTTCATGGAATCAGAAGTCTGGTTCGAAGTCATCCGCCCCGCTTTAGCGGACAAACAAGGCTGGGCACTCTTCATCTCCACGCCGGATGGAACGGCCAGCTGGTTCTACGACTTGTGGTGCTATTGCGAAGAGGATAAAACAGGCGACTGGATCCGCTGGTGCTACACAACAGTCGAAGGTGGCAACGTACCTGTCCACGAAGTCGAAGCAGCGAGAGCCCAACTAGACGCGAGAACATTCCGTCAAGAATTTGAAGCCAGTTTCGAGAACCTCACCGGCCTAGTTGCAGTCAGTTTTGGCGATGAAAACATATCCACCGAAGCCAAAGACATCAAAGTCTTGCCATTACTACTGGGCGTTGACTTTAACGTTGACCCAATGAGTGGCATTTGCGCCGTAAGAGACAACGAAACGCTATACGTCTTCGACGAAATTATGCTGCGCGGTGGAGCGACCACATGGGACTTTGCAGAAGAAGTAACCCGCCGCTACGGCATCGACAGGCGAATTATTGCGTGCCCGGACCCCACAGGTGGAGCACGAAAGACAAGTGGTATTGGCGTAACGGACCACACAATTTTGCGTCGTAGCGGCTTCACAGTTCAATCACCTAAAGCACCATGGAAAATCCGGGACAAGATTACAGCAGTCAATACTGCCCTACTTGATGCTGCTGGAACGCGAAGAACTGTGATTCATCCACGCTGCAAGCAGTTAATTAAGGATTTAAGAACGTTAACTTATACGCCAAACACGGGTCTACCAAACAAGAATTTAGGAGTAGACCACGCATTTGACGCATTCGGCTATTTAGTTTTACAACAATTCAATTTAGCCAAGCCAGAAACACTGGGCACTACGTCTTATCGGCTGTACTAGGCATGTTCTGGCTGCGGCAACGTCACTCTGACTTGATCACCAGTACCAGCCCACGATATGTACGGGCCAATGTTTACTTCCGGGCCTTGTGCGGTGTACCAACGAAAATCACAGCTTGTGCAGTGCCTACGACGCACTGTTTCGTAAGGCCCTTCAACAGTTTTTTTAGTCACAACGACACGCAAGCGAAACGATCCGCATTTTGGGCACTTCAACGGGGTTGCTGCTGGTACGAGGAACTAGAGTAGGTCATTAGTTACTGCTTATCGAGATGGCCGACAAGAAAAGCTCTGCGATGAAGCGTTGCGAGGGCTACATGAAGGCTGTGCGTAAAGGCAAAAAGAAGACAGCTAGTAAGAAGAAAAAGTAAGGACTAGACTGAAGCCGTCCTGTCGTTTAGTTCTCATGCCCCAAGGCCCTGGAACGTACGGAAGTAAAAAAGGTCGTCCTGCCAAGAAGAAAAAGGGCATGAAAAAGGGTTCTAAGAAAATGCGCTGCACCTGTGGCAACTAGAAACGAGCCCACAAACAAGGCGCTTTATAGCCGTGTCAAAGCGGCGGCCAAGCGTAAATTCGCTGTTTACCCCAGCGCCTACGCCAATGCCTGGCTGGTGCGGGAGTATAAGAAGCGTGGCGGCACCTACCAAAAAGTGAGTGATGGCGGAACGAAAAAAGCCAAAAAGACCAAGTAAAACCAGCAAAGCCAAGGGTGGGCTTACTCGTTGGTTTGACGAGGAATGGGTCGATGTAAAGACCGGAAAGCCTTGTGGGCGCTCCAAAGGGGAAGACAGAGCCTATCCAGCGTGCCGACCATCAAAGCGTGCATCTGCCAAGACGCCCAAGACAACAGGCGAGATGACAGCAGCAGAAAAAGCCCGGTTCAAGCGTGAAAAAACCGGTTCAAAGAAGATAAGCTATCAGCATAAACGCCGTAAATCCGCCAAAAAGAAAAATGGCTGAAGAGAAAAAGCGTAAAAAAGGACCAAATCTTAGCGTTGGCCGGGGTGAAAAACTTCCAGTAAGTAAAGGTGCAGGATTAACTGCAAAAGGGCGGGCTAAATATAATAAAGAGACCGGTTCAAATTTAAAAGCACCTGTCACGGGCAAACCTAAAACCAAGAAAGAAGCAGCACGCAAGAAATCTTTCTGTGCTCGTAGCAAGAGTTGGACTGGCGAACGAGGCAAAGCTGCTCGAAGAAGATGGGGTTGCAACAACTAATCAATGGTTAAAATAATGACATGACT